GCGTTGTACGAATCCGCATGAGCAGCGAGAGCATTTCGCTGCTGCCATTTGGAGATGCCTGTATATGCAGCATGGAACTTTTCCCGCACCGCCGTAGCCTCATCAAGATCCATCTGGATTCCCATTGTTGCGGCATAGTTTCTGAGTCCTTTTGCACCGCTTCCGTATAACAATCCGAAGTTGGCTGATTTACTGACTTGCCGCTGCTCTTTTGTAACATCTTCTTCCTTGACCCCGTAAATCTGCGTCGCTGTAATCGTATGCAGGTCTTTCCCCTGCTGGAACACCTGAGTCATAAGAGGATCTTGAGCTTCTGCCGCGGCCAGCCGCAACTCCATCTGCCCATAGTCCGCCACAACCAGTCGCCAACCAGCTGGTGCTTGCACGCAAGCCCGAAAACGCACATCCCGAGGCACTTGTTGCAGGTTGGGACTCATGCAACTCATCCTGCCGGTGTCAGCCCCCATCTGCAGATAGCTGGCACGAATAAACCCGTCATCCGACAAATTCTTTAACAAAGTCTCCGCCATTTGCCGCCGCTTCTCTACACGTTTCCACCGCAAATAATCCGCAATTATTTTGTGTTCTCCAACGTACTCCTGAAGTGCTGCTTTACTAGCACTAGCTTTACCGGTCTTTGGGTCTAAAGGTTCAGCACCTAGTAAGGCAGTAAATTTGTTTAACAGTTGAATGGGACTATTAAGGTTAAATACACGTTTGTCAGGTTTTGCGCCCTTTGCCCCAGGCTTTACTTGATATAAAATTTTACCCTGTTCGTTTCTGGCTAATTTAGCCAAAGGAGGAAGAGCCGCATCAAAATCTTCAATAAACTGTTCTCCTATTTCAAAGTTTTCAATGTCAAGCTCCTCAATCAGTTTAACTAATGCGCTTTTATTGAATGGTAAACCTGTTCGCCACAACTGTGCCATTGCAGGTAACGCTTTACATTCTAATCGCCATGCCGGCTGTAAGCTGGGCTTATACTGAGCCATATGTTGTTCTAGCACCTCATATAGCTCAGTCAAAACAACAACATCTGTCGCAGCATACTCTAACTGACTAAGTGTTAAATCTCCTGACCAATCGCTTTTCTGCTCATCTTTAGAAATATCGTAACCTAAATAATCATTAACTACATGCTTAAGTCCATGTTTTTGGTTAGGCAAACCGTTGGTAAGAATACGACTAGCCAACATAGAGCAAAATACTAAGCCTTCCGGGTAAATCTCATGCTCCTGGAGCCAGCCCAGATCGAATACCGCATTGTGCGCCAGCCAGGTCCGTTCCTCGGTGAAAAAGTTTTCCAGCGTGATCCAGTCCTCATCGCTGAACTGCCAACAATCCAATACGACGGGCGCTTGATCTACGGTGGCCAGCTGGAGCAGCCGCAGACCACCAAATTTCGGCTGGAGTCCAGTGGTCTCCACATCAAACGCCACAAAGCTGGCGCCGTCGAGCGTGTGCAGGTGCTCGATCCCCTGAAGAATGTTCATGCCGGGTAGGGCGTGTTCTGTATTACTCTAACACACCGTCAAGCTCTTTGGCCGCGCACAACTCAGCCAGTTCCGTCCCAGCCTCAGGAATCCCCAGCGTGCAACGGTGATACCAGTGAACGCAGGTTCGGCACTCCCCGCCATCCGGCAACGGCTTGTACTTACTCAATAAATGCTGCAGCCGCAACTCCGCTCTTCCGGCCTCGCTGGAGCGATAACACTTAAAGCAGTAGACCGCGTTTGTCGTAATACTTCCGCACTGGATGCAACGGCGACTGTTGATTGGAACTTGCATCAGAAAAAACGAACACGTAAAAATCCCGGCAGGCGTCTTAACACGCCAGTTCTGGTGTGCTGAGCCGCCTTATCAGGCAGCTCAACCTCAACCGTAAAAACCCTGTGCCCACACTGCGGACACTTGCGCTGGCGCAAAATCGACTCCGCCGTATCCCGGCAAGTGCGATCCACGTCCATCCGCTTGAAATCACACTTGGCGCACCGCATTTTTCCACTTCCTGTTTTTCACAATGTCCCAAGCGTGCTGGTACGAAATCCCGTACACCTTGGCCAACTCCGAAATCGACGTGCCAGAGGCATAAAGATGCCTCAAATCCAGCGCGTTCTGCGGCGTCAACACCGCCGTCCCCGGAATCGAACCTTCTTGGAACGACGTCTTCGTCGGCGATCTCTTCGCCTCAGTCATCCAGCTGCTCCAGTGCGCGGCGGATTGGGCTATCGGGCGCGATGTCCATGATGTTCTCCCATTCGGTCAATTCGGCTAGCGCCTGCTCCTTCAAGCTGGGACGGCGAGCGGTGCGGAGATTGCGAGCAGCAGACGCAGAGTGATTGAAATCAAGCCATTGACAGCACGCCTCCAGTTCTTGGTCTGCACCCCATTGGGCACCATACCTAGCAAGATACATTTCATCCGGTCCCATCTCACCAAGATCGCTGCCGTAATACTCCAGCAGCCACTGACGCACCAATTCCGGCGGTGGAGTGATGGGATGGTCAGACATTCCGATAAGCCTCAGTCGCCAACGTGTTAATCAGCCGGTTCAAGTACCACCGGCACTTTTCCGCATCTTCCAGCGGATCCTTCTTCAGCCACATCCGGCTGAGATACTTCAGGCATTGCCACTGGAGCGAGCCAACCACAGCGTCTGGCGCGTGCTGGACCCAATCCTCCAAGATGTCAATGACTTCGTATCTGCCGGCCACATAGTGCGATGGGTTATGCACCGCATCACTGACCTGGAACTGAAAGTCGCTCATCCTTTGGATTCCTGAACAGTGGTATCGCCGTAATAACGGCCAGTCATCGAATAGTCTTTGCCGGGCAACATCGACATGCGGTGGAACACAATCTGTGCAATCCGCATCCCAGGCCACAATGAAACCGGATGCATCGCTCGCGCATTTTGCAGCTCCAGCGTCAACCGCCCCTTGTAACCAGGGTCGATATACCCAGCGAGCAGGTGCTCAATACCCTCCCTAGCCCGGCTGGATTTGAGCGCCAGCTGCCCAGCAATACAGTCAGGCAGCTGGAACTCCTCCAACGTCTCCGCGAGTATGAACTCATGCGGCTGGAGCAAGAACGGTTCCTCCTGCGTGTGCCCCGCAATCGAGAAGTGGACTAACTGCGGACTAACCGCATCTTCCACCATGATGTTCTCGCCGAGTCTCACATCGAGACTCGCGGGATTCACCAGCTCCTGGTCGTAGGGGCTAACCAGATTCCGCCGCACAAGCGACACAATCTGATGGTCACACAGGATCGACACTTCAGATCACCACGGCGGTGGGCTGATCCTGCTGGAGCGACACGTGTTTCCACGTTTTACCCCACTTGATGCAGTTGATCGTGGTGCTGTGGACGCCAAACTCCTTAGCGATCTTGGCGACCGACTTCCCACCAGCCTGCAGCTGGCGCTTGATCTCCAGTACCTTCTTCTCCGTCAGCGCCGCCCTCGCCTTGCGGCGCGACACACGAGTCTTAGGTTGAGACTGGGTAGCAGTTGCACGCACAGCCTTGGCTGCTGGTGCGACTGCCGGCTTGGTCACGTCCAGTTCGACGTGCTGGCAGGCGTTGATGGCCACGAAGGCTTGCTCCAGTGCAGCGGTGATCTGCTGGAACTGTTGGTCAGAAAGGATGTGCATGTTCATCAGTAGAACGGTGAGAGTGTAGTACAGGATCAGCGAGAAGAAAGCTCGATCTGGAGCGCAGCCTGGAAGTAGCCGGCGATTTTCATGCGCCGGAACTCTGCACTGGCATCCTCGCTGTGTCGGTCCTCGATCGCGGCGTAGTTGTGCCGGGCTTCATTGAGTGCTGCCAGCGTCTCGACGTTGAGGATTTCCAAGTCTCGAAGCGGCATCTCCTTGATCTTGTCGAGGTAAACGGTCCGACTCAACAGGAAAGACCTGTAGAAGGGGACCAAATTGTTTTCAGTCATGCGAAATAACGTGGGTCCTGTTGCCTCAAGCGGGTGAGATCCGTGAGACGCAACTTGAGAATCTCGTGGATGGCCAGCTGGGCGAGTCTGCTGGAGCAGATCGTGTCGCTGGTAGCAAGCACGTAGATCAGGTGACGATAGAGCTGGGTCAAGGTTTTTGCCCTGACCCAGTGCGTGTCGCCGGGGATTGGCTCGGTGCCGTATTCCCAGTCGTCGTAATCAGGTTCGTTCCGAAGCTCGCGGGCTTCAGTCGTCCCAATCAGACGTGTCGAGTGGGGCCCAGTCGTCGATTCGCTCGGAGAGGAGTTTGCGGAGTCCTTCATCGCTGGCGGGGATCAGATCCTCTTCGTGAAGGTCGAAGGAGCCTCGGCACAAGGCAGGCCCCCACTCTGGTGGATCGAGGTGCGTCTGCGAGTGGACCACAACCATGCCGTCAACAACGGCATCAACAACAATGCGGGCGCCGCCATCCTCAAACCACAGATCCTCAATTTCCAGTACCTGGCTCATTTGGCCTCCGTAGCAGTTTGGCGGGCTTCAATACCATCCATCCACTGGTCCCAGCTCATCTTCAAGAACTGTTCCAGGTCCTGCAGCTGCTTGAGCTGGAGCACGTCATAGGTCGGTTCTACCAAACCAAGACGCTCGCTTTCGACGATTTTTTCTTGGAGGTAAATTCCGGCCCAGTGGACGGCGAAGTACCACGGGCTGAGCTTGGTGTTGTCGACTTTGGTGCAGGTGAAATCGTCCATGTCAATCAGTAATAAAAGGCACGCCGTTGCGGGCGTGCCCTTACTGTTGCACACAGCCAGCTGGGCGTCCAGCCGGGCTGTTGCAATTCTTCATGTGGCCTAGGGGCGTACACCGGATTTCGGTCTACGCCAGCAGGGTGAGGTAGACGGTGGCCGCCAGCATCCCCAGCAGCCACGTCAACCCGAACACCACAACCGGCGGTATCACGCTGGGACTCCTAAGTCTTCCGGCTGGTACTGGGTCAGCACACAGACGTCAGCGCCCTGCTTAAGCGCCGTCCCAACGATGTAGTGGAACTGCGCGTGGGCATCAGGGCACTCCTCGATCTGGTACTCCTCAACCTCGTATGCCCGGCCCCTTCGGTACCACTGCACGCGCACCACGGCCATCAGTTCGAAGGGGATGTCACCGACGGTGTAACCCAGGGTTGGCTTCCTGGGACGCTTCGGCTGGGGCGGTTCAGGTTTAGCCACGGGTTCTCTCCAGATCAGCCACGCGGCAGCCCGCATGAGCCCTAAGAAAAAGTTAGGCGCGTGATGCACGAGCTGCCCTCCTGTAACGACATGGTTTGGCGCACGCGTGGGCCAACTCCTCGTCGGTGGGTTCGGCTATGCCTGTACCCACCACCTTTTCTACCTCTTTGTATAAAACTTGGCCCAAACGATTTCTGCACGGTTTACCGAATCTGTCTTTTACAACTTCTTTAACTACAACTAGGCGCCAATCGCTAACTTTTTGCACCCAAACAGCGAAGCGTTGTTCGTCAGTTTGTGGCACATAAGAGGGCTGCCCGTCTTTTGTGTAGTACATCATTCCCACATCCTCACTGCGGCATCCATAAGAGCCTTGAGTTCCTCCTTGGAACGCTTCCTCTCTTGGGGGGTTACAGAAAATGTGTCCCCCTGTCCAGAATCCGCATCAATACAGGCGGTCTCAGGGGGACAACCTTTTTTGTGTCCCCCTAAATCGACTTCGCTGGATGGCGAAAGCTGGTCAAGCGTCCCAGGGGCAGGTGTCGGGTCCGCATTTAAGGGGGACACCCCAGTACCTTGTCCCCCTAATTTTTCCAGTCCTGGACTGGTTTTTGCTATAGGGGGACACTCTCTCTCACACATATCACGCGAGAGCAAAGCAAAGTACCGCTTGATGCTGGAACCAGCCCTTCTGGAGCTTGGTTCTTCTGTACTAAAGATCAAGCCGCGGGCTTCCAACCGCTGGAGCGCCTTTTTGATG